CTTTATACCTTTAGATAACAGAGGTGAATATCAGTTAGTTGAAAAAAATAATATATCTTTGAACAATGAAAACACCGGCACAAATCTTTAAGGATGAGATTGATATCATCATTGATGCTAAGCTTAACAGATCAATGAACACTTACAATAGTGGCTATGTACAAGCACTGCATGATCTTGAGGAGCTAATAGAAAAGCTCATCCTAGATGAGAGAGACCACTTTGACCTTTGCTGTGAAATGGGTCAAGTTTATAGAGAATATGATCCACAAGACTTAATGAATAAAAGATACAACAAATGAGCAAGCTCCTAGCATCCCCAAAAGCACAAGCAAAATTCATGCTCAAGCATGCACTTGCTGTAGTCAAAGAAATGAAACTAGAATGGACTAGAGATAAAGTCAAAGAGATGGTAGCACTAGCAGTGGATAAGATACTAGCTGCTCCAGTAGAAGATAAGACTGGAGAACAGCAAGCTATCAAGTACTGGACAAAAGTAAAAAAACATATCAAAGAACTTTAAAAATTAATCAATATGAATTATTTACCATACAATGAAAGGATAAAAATAAGACCAGGTGAGGAACTATTTGAGAAGTGGGCAAAGGCTAAAGGATACAATGTGCAGAGATTTGGTTTTGATGAGACCAATAACAACATAGATGGATACTGGCTTGTCAATCCTATACTTAGATCACTTCCTGACTATGTACTTTATAGAAAGAAAGATGGAAAGCAGAGACTATTCTATGTCCATGTCAAAGGTACTCCTAGCTTTAAGTTGAATGACTTTTATACCTATAAAGCTTTTGAGTCTTTATTTTGTAATGAGGAGGCTGTTTTAAGAATAGCATTCTGTCTAGCAAATCAAGATCCAGTACTCCTAACTTTAGATGATCTCCAAAAAAGAATGACAGATAGAGTCATATCAGAGTGGGATGATGGTAAGCAGTATGTAGTAATACCAGGAATAAGCAAATAATATGAAAGCCACCATCACTTTTGACCTTAATGATCCCGAAGATAGAGCAAAACACAAGCTCATCACCCACATAGATGAGATTACTCTGACCTTATGGGAGTTAGATGATTACTTGAGAAAAGTAATTAAGTATGACAATGACAAGAGTGATGACTATCGACAAGCTTTTTGTGACTTCAGAGAAGTACTCAGAGAGATGCTGACAGAGAAAGGATTAACAATAGATTTAATGAATTAATTATGCCAATACCAACAAAGAAAAAAGGAGAACATGCTCAGGACTTTATGACTAGATGCATGGAAGATGAGAAAATGAAGTCAGAATATACTGACCCCTCTCAGAGATATGCTATCTGCTCTAGTCAATTATCACTAGCAGTCAATCCAGTAGTAGTCTCATTTGACTATGATGATACTTTAAGCACTGCAAAGGGTAGAGATAAGGCTCTTGAATGGATAGCAAAGGGTGCTGAGTTATGGATCATCACAGCTAGATGCAAAGATGGTAACAACCTAGACCTAATTGATAGAGCTAAGGAGCTAAAAATACCCCTGACTAGAGTGATATTCACTTGCCACAAAGATAAGTATCTAGTGATGGATGACAATGATATTGACATTCACTATGATAACAATAAGGACCAGGTAGATCTTATCAATCAAAAGACAGATACTCAGGCTATCTTATTCAAGTAATGGAACTGCTACCAAAACAAAAAGAAGCACTGATCTACTTGAGGAATAACCATCCCTCAAAGATGATATTGTATGGAGGTGCAGCTGGAGGAGGCAAGACTAGGTTAGGGTGTATATGGCAGATACAGAGGAGGATCAAATATCCCGGCACAAGATCACTGATAGGTAGGTCTAAATTAGACACTCTGAAAAAGACTACAATGGCTAGCTTTTTTGAGACTACTAGACTCATGGGTCTCATGCCACAAACTCACTATAACTATAACCAGCAGAGCAACACTATCACATTTTACAATGATAGTCAGATAGTACTTGCAGACTTAGCTTATAAGCCATCGGATCCTCACTATCAAGATCTAGGAGGACTAGAGCTTACTGATGCTTTTATAGATGAGGCAGCAGAGGTACATGATAAAGCTATCACTACAGTACTGAGTAGGATAAGATATAAGCTCAATGACTACAATTTAATACCCAAACTACTCATGACTTGTAACCCATCAAAGGGATACCTATACAATGAGTTTTTTCACCCTCACAGAGAGGGTAGATTGAGTCCTGACAAAGCTTTTATCCAGTCACTATCTGCAGACAATTACATGCTGCCTGACTCATACATGGATATTCTAAACACTTTACCGGAAGTAGATAGGAAAAGACTGCTACTGGGTGACTGGGACTTTGATAGTAGTGATGATAGACTATACTCCTATGCTGAGCTGCTAAGATGTTTTAGAGATAAGTCAGACAGTCAGACTGATTTCTACATAACAGCGGATATAGCTCGGTTAGGTAAAGATAGGACTGTTATATCAGTATGGAATGGTCTGCATTTAGAGAGGATGGAAACCCATTTACATAAGAGAGTGAATGAGATAGTAGACATCATCAAAAGATTAATGGATGAGTATGGAGTAAAACTATCCAATGTTATCTGTGATGAGGATGGGATAGGAGGAGGTGCAGTAGACTATCTTAGGTGTACTGGTTTTGTTAATGGATCAAAGGCTTTTAGATCTAACTATAAGAACTTAAAGGCAGACTGCTACTTTAAACTAGGAGAACTCATAGACAAAAATGAAATTACATTCAATAGCAAGTACAAAGATCAGATAAGCAAGGAGCTGGAGCTAGTAAGGAGAGCGAATGTAGGCAGTGATGGTAAGCTAATGGTAACAGATAAAGAGACTATAGCTGCTAAGAGTGGAGGTCTATCCCCTGATATAGCAGATAGTGTGATGATGAGAGCTTATTTTGAAGTCAATAAGAGAGATGGTAGGTACTTTGTAGGAGGTATAGCTGTCTAATTTTTCTTAGCTATTGCAGAGATCCTTATAGATTGTTTCTCTTGATGTGCTGCCATGATAGCCATCATACCTCTTAGCTCCTCATAAAAGAATTGAGCTATAAACTCACCATCTTCATTCAATATCTGCACCTTTTCCTCATCAATATAGACAGTAGCAGATAGCAAATCACCATCCTCATCCGGATTGATAAAGATACCAGGCTTGTATAGACCCATCTTTATGTAGGTATTGTTCATAAAGCAGCTATCAAAGTCACTATAAATAGTCCGGAACTGACTAGAGCAGCGGTCCTCCACCCTCTTTTCTTTCTCTCTTGCTCCTCTTTAATGTCCTTTATAGCGGATAAATCAGCCTCTAATTGTGCGATATATTGCACATTATGCTTATTGAGCAGTACAAGATTGTGATTTTCTGACTTTAATAAGTCATTGTCTTGCTGGAGATAGTACATCTTAGTCACTCCTAGCACTACAAGTCTTCGCTCAATACTTAAAGTATCCTCTACTTTCAAGGATCCTAAGATCTTGTATTGCTTTTGAGTATGCACTGTCAATGGCAGTACTATCATACAGATATACAGTATCAATCTTCTCATGGTAGATGTTTTTAATTTTTATTCTAGTCTTGACAATGGTGTCAATCTTACCCTCAATCTTCTGCACTACAGTATCAGTCTTAGTGACCCATTGTATTCTCTTATGCTCTTTGATATTGTGACCAGCTACCAATAAACAGATGAGCAAAGTCAGAGCAAAGCTAATCATGATGTATGCATCAATATACTTTTTGTTCATAGATTTTCTTATTTTCTACATGGAAGTTTTTACCATCTCTATGCAGTATAGCAAACCCATGACCCCATTGATTTGCTGGTCTATAGCGAGGGGATAAGTCACATAGACAACCTACTGACCATGTAGTAATGATCTTACCATTGATATCTTTCTCATTGTGTTCAGATGTCTGATGCCAGTGTCCACAGATAGCATGACTCTTAGCTCTTAGGTATAGACCTCTTGCTATGTTTACCGGTGAAAATACATTTTGTCCAAACTCATGACCATGCACTACATTGAGACTATTGAACTTAGCAAAGGTCCTACCATCTATCCACTCCACTCCATACTGATCTAGCCACAATAGACTCTGTAAATTGAATGCCTCTATCTCTACTAGCTCAGGTGCATGAGATGATAAGTATCTCCAGTACCTCTCCTCATGATTTCCCTCTTTATAGTATACCTTTTTAAATAGTGGAGATACCATCTTTAAGAATGACCTCACTGTCTCTAGCTCTTGACTGAATGACCTAGCCTCAGGATCATTCTCCCACCTACTTAAAGTGTGGCAGTCCATGATGTCACCATTGAGATACAATGTATCACAGCCTTTCTCTATTCCATAGTTGAGAGCAATAGCTAAAGACTCCTCATCATGGTAGGGAAAGTGAATATCTTGTAAGAGTAGCACCTTATCACCCTTGATATTGATAGGCATCCTCTTAACAATAGCAGATTTTGGTAGTGTGAAGTATGGAGATTTAGGTATAAATAAACTTGTATCTGTAGTACCTTTTCTCATTCTATCACCAGCTAGACCTCTGATCTGTCTGATCATGCTCCTAGTCTTTTCAATGCTATCAAATAATAGACTATGCTCTTTCCTTAATAGCTTAGCAAGAGTAAGATGAGGCATGTCTTGATGCTTTCTGCAGTACTCCTCTGCAAGTGTTCTAGCTTTAGATTTCATTTAATAGAGTGTAAGTGAATACTCCTTTACCACTATCTCTACATTTTTTTATTAAAAAATTGAAGTCTGTAGGATCTTGTATCACTTGGCATCCAGCGGACCACTTATCTACTATCTTACTGATCATGTTTTGATTTGCTCTGTGTATATTGATACCAAATATACCGGTATCTACTACACCAACAGCATCAGCTTTCTCATCTTTATTAGCATCTCTAAAGACTGTGACTGGAGCTGCTTGCACTAGAGCTGTATACTTACCTTGATGCAGTCCTAGCCTCCAGCTATTCTTATACTGACCCTCCTTTAGTACTGCTGTACCTTTAGGATTGAGCAAGTTTAAGAGCCAGTGTCTACCTGGTCTAGTAGTAGCATGGAATGAATAGGCCTTATCTCCATCAATTAAATAGATATTATCACAGAAAGTGTTAGGTACATAGTCTTTACTTCTGACCCCTATGAGATGGAAATTTTCCCACTGATAACCCTTGATTGCAAAGGTATCCTTTAAGCTTTGTAGGTTACTTAATGTTATCATTTAACTTTTGAATTTTTTTGTAGTAGTAAACTATTGTAAATATACCGGCTACTATACCGACTATACCAGCAGCTATCTTAGTCAGCTCAGCTATTTCCTCAAGCTGTGTAATGCTAGCCATGCAGATAGATGTCACTGCACCTATAGTACCAGGTGTATCATTATGACTTACCATTGTTCTCTCTCTTTTTTAGATCTGACATCATCTTATTGTAAAATGATTTCATTTTTTGTTCATATTCTTTCCGCTTGTCTAGCTGACTGGTAGGAAGTTTTCTATTGACCATTTGATATGAGATTGTTTTAAACCTTTAGAGAACATCATCCCAGTCTGTGTATAGAGCTGGGTGTATGGATATTGATCCGGTGCTGTATTACTGCTGTACTCAGGGAAGATAGATACATTCTGTCTGATGTAGTCTAGCATTCTTTGAGTGTAGTATCTAGCATTGTCCTTTGCTGAGTCCATTAGCTTGTGTAATTCACTCTCACTGATACTATTTGCATTCTCACTATTGCGAGAAACTATATTGCCATTGTCATGCTTGTACACAAGTAGGGGATATAGCTCAATCATTGTCCACCAAACTAGCATTTTTCTTACATAGTCATCTAGTAAAGTGTCATAAGGAGCTACCAAAGTGCCACCTTGTGCATCAGTTTTAAGCTTATTAGTCAAATCTGTACCTAGAAAATTCACTAAGAATTTATCTTGAGCAAGATAGATACAAGGTCTGATGATAGCAGTATCTACACTATCATTTATTGGTGTGTATTTTTTGATGAAAGTCTCATCAATTAAAAGTATTTCAGGTTGTACTGCCATGATTTTATGAATATTTTAGTGATCCTCTTCCTGGTCTATTAATAGGTGCAATTCCCTCAATGCCTTTAGGTTTTACATAAGGTACATTCCCTACTCTTACATCATTCTCAAGTCCCTTATTAGGTAAGAATTTACCCTTCTCTTGCTTTCTAAAGTATATCTGTCTCTTCCAAAAATGATGACAGAATGCCCCTCCGACATAGCGGAACAAACTATAGGATGATTGCCCTGCAGGTGCAAACTCACCATTGACTCCATCATCACTCATCTGTTGAATATCCTCATACTTAAACACTGCTCCAGCTTTACTTAGTCCTACCATCTCTACACAGAAGTCCCTGCTATTAGCTGATAGGTTTTGACTGTATGCATATCTTAACTTATAGAGACCACTATCTCCCCACTTACTTCTCTCTGACTCATCACCATTAGCATAGCTACCTAGTGACTGACACTGTAGTACAAAGTCCTCCTCTGCTAGTGCATCAGTGACTTTCTCATCACTAAGTAGCTCCCATTCATCATTGATGTACTCAGCTTTTGCTTTTAGTTGCTCAATGAATGCTGCACCTTGCTCATCAGTGAAATCCATTTGATCAGCAGAGCAGCACATCAATTCTGCATTATCTTTTTTTTTTATAGAGCTTAGTACAGTTGCTGGATTGATAGGTGTAGTAGATAGGTTATCAAAGATGCTATTGATCTGCTCAGGTGAAAGCATTGGGAATGATGCAGTAGTGATAGCTTTTGCTGATGGAACTGTCAATACATTCGCTGTAGTCTGTACAATGATCTCAAGTAGAGATGCTATCTGCGCTCCATTGAGTGCTTGACTTGCTACATCTATTGGTGCAGCAGCAGTTGTATCAGATGGTAGAGCACCTTGCTCTTGTGCTATCTCAATGATGTCATTCTTTTCAATGGTCACTTGTGATGGTACTTGATTGAATGCTAGTATATCCTCTACTGCACCTGTGATGATCCTTTGAAATGGCTCAATCACTTGCTTAGTGAATACATATAAAGCAGCTTTAATCTCATCAGTATTAGACCCTAGTCCATTACCATCTGTTCTTACTCCCATGAGTAGAGGTGATGTGACCCTATGTGCTACAATGATTTGAGAAGTTGCCTCAGTAGATAGGTACTGATATTGCTTATCTGCATCAGTTACCGGGAAAGGTTGTATCTCGGGTGCTTCATCTTTGCTCTTTGTGAATGTTATGAGGAACTTACCAGCATTCTGTGTGCCGGATAAGTTTCTCTCTATCTCTTTCATGATCATCCTTTGAGCTTCTGGTGATGGCTCTCCATTACCAAAGTTTATGTGGAATGATGGAAAGAAACCATTGAGTATATTATTCACATGGTACTCACTGATGTGTCTAGTCAATTCAATCCAGTCCTTACTGCTGATATAATCAGGGCGGGGATAGT